CACGTCTAAGAGTAGTACGTGTGCAGTTGCGAGAAATAGGATACAATAGTCCATCTTTAGAAAGATGGCTAACCTGTAAACTATGACTCAGCGATAACTCTGAACTAAACTGAGCGCCGTAAAGCGCGGCAGGATAGACAGCGTCATCTGCAACTGACTTGGAGTAAGGGGTTTGGGCAAGGGTATAATACCCGTGTCCTTCCCAGCCTCTCCGACGTAACGAGTGACCACCGATACTTCGGCGGTCCCACGAAACGACGAAATGGCCGTCTCCAAAACCATCGGGACCTTTAAGCACTTTAAATCTCGAATCAACGAGATTGAAAAGCCCATCATATAAAACCTTATAGCGAGGGTCAAGAAGACCTTCACTAATTCGGTATATATGGTTACACCAAGTCATAAGACTGGCGTTACTGGGCCTGCTTTTAAGGAACAATGGTCGTACAAGCTCTCCTAAGAACCAGTCTTTACCACAAGACTCCCTAAAAGGGCCTTGATCAAAAGACTTTGTTTCGTTTACTACAAATCCGAAGTGCTTCAAAACACGACGGAGGAGTTGCACTGCTCTAGAAGGGATAATTATATCATCCCCATAGACACTCACATCTGTGCATTTGATTTCTAAGAAATCGCATACACTTCGTGAGAGAGCTAGAAAGATTAAACTTTCTAACTCAAAGGTGTACCCATTACCCATAGAAGAGAACTTATTAAATTCATAATAATTCCCTTCAAATGTGTAACGAGGACTCCTGCAGCTTTCTAGTAAATCGAACCATGGAAGCGGAAGTAACTCGAGCACTGTCATATACGAAATCGTATCTGACGCCGACTTGAGATCAATAGTAGCGAGGTTATTGGATACTGATCCAACTCTCGCCAACTCTTGATTCCTAGTCTGAGTGTTCAAATTGCAACCCGCTTTACGAAGACGGTTCCGAAGATATTTACCAATCCCAAGTTGAATGAAACCATTCATCAAGGGTTCGGTGCATATCGGACGGTCGGTCTTCGCATTCTTAGGGACGAAACCAAGTACCGACCCACTTACCACGTTAAAAGGAACTTGATGTTCCGAATTAGGTGGGGTGGGTACACCTCCTTTGGAGATGTATGAAGCCCAGGATGGACATGTTTCCATGACCTTCTGTGCAATCGGCTTGGTATTACCCGTAAGGGTAAGCTCCGCGGTCAACTTGTCATAAACACTTGTTGTTTTAGACAAGCCAACGTTGTTGCCAGGGCCAAACTTTACTGGTAAATCATGTACGTTAGGAATGTCGCCCAATATTCGTGAAATTTTACGTATTGCGCCATAAGTAATGGCGTTTAGTACGGGATCCCGGAAATCCGGGTCCTCACGAGTCATGAAACGATCATTCGTTAACTTACATTCCAGTTCAGCTTGGATGAAGCTCTGCATCGCTTCCTTCTTAGTGTCATAAATACTAGGAAAGAATTCCGACTTAGAGAAGAGTTTTACACACTGATAATCGAGACGAAATTTGTCAGGATTATCGTAGTCTAAAGGGTCTAAATCCATCGAAAGGTATTCTTCAAAAGAAGAGTACTTAAGACGGAGATAAACCCCAAGACTAACAGGTGAGTTAACTTCCTCTAGGAACGGATTAACGGCGCAGACGAGTTTGTCGAAAGACAAATCTCGACGAACGGGGTTAAACCCACGTTCAAGCAAATGTTTTATTTGCTTCTTCATAATAGTGCTCCAAAGTAGATATTTATGATCTAAAGCTCTTCCTTAGGTTGAGGAATATAATCATCACGTTTCACCGTACAACGAAAGTCTAGAAAATAGACATCGAAAGTACAGTGAGTCCGTGACGAAATATATAAATCAAACTTCAGAAGAGCCAGGATCACGAATAGTAGGACGAAGAGCTTAAACATAAGCACCTTCGTCAAACGGCTATGGGGTCTCATTAGACCAATCCTTAATAAGGATTATCCATATCCTCTACAGAGTCAGATACGACTGTGTCCGATAGCAAGTCTGCTACGTACGCAACCAAATCTGCTCTCTCTGCTGCTGTGCATCGATCAGGGACTATAAAAT